AAAGCTAATCTTACGGTGGCGGTCGGGATCTGGAAGCAGATCAAAGTCAAATTGAATCATTAGATTCTCCTAGTTGTACGTGGAAGGGCACGATCCATTATATAGGCTAGTCATAATCTGGATCAACTGGTTCTGGTGGTTTCTCGATAACATATCTACCGAAAGCCAACCTAGCTTTTTTAAGCTTAGGGAAAGGGGCAAGAGGCCAATCAGGATTAATCCAGGTTGACTTCTTACGGGGAGAACAAGAGGTATTAATTATAAAGAAACGTTCGCGAGGTACCCCTGCCTGCTTGCGAGCCTTATTAATATGCTGCCACAGGAATAGGCCATCTTCATCTTCCGGAGTACTCTCATAGGTCTTATCCTCTGAGGCGTAACCATCTTTATCTTTAATATAATAGTATACTTTAACAGGCATGTACCTATTATATACTATACAATATTAAAGGTCAAGTGTTCCTTCGTCAGAAACGTCTTTTTTCTTAGGTTTTTTTACCGTTCTCTTATCAATATCGATAGTATCAACATGTTTTCGCATCATTTCCACCAAGGAATTAGCAAACTCCTCATTACCGTCAGAATGAGCTATAATCATATCTATATCAATGTTTTCAAGTAACTTGTACTTGGTTGCTTGTTGTTTCTTTTCTTTTTGTATACGTCTTACGAACGCGAAGAAGGTAATCTGGGTGAAGTAAGCAAATGGGTTCATACCTCTTTCAGGGTCAAACTTCTCGACAGCTGTCAGACAATTCTCAATCCCGTCAGAAACCATATCGTCTTTAAACGTATAATTAATAAAGTTAGCTTTATATGATAGGTGGGTAGCAATCTTAAGAAAACACTCACCAATATATTCTGTAACTCTAGGCTTCTCTAGATTCTTTTCTTTTGCCTCTAATACCTTTTTACGATACTCAACTAAAGCTTCAAAAAACTTTTTATTGTCTACGTAATGGGCTGGGGCTTTTTTAGTGGAGGGTACGTGCTCCACTACTTGTCCAACTATCATTATCATCCTCCTCGGTGATTTCAATTTCATCAGTATCGTCATCACTCGAAAGTGCTTGTTCAATATCGTCTTCTGTAGCCATTTCTAAACTATCATATTCAATAATAAATTGCTTATATTGAGTTTCTGCTCTCTCTAACACGTTGGTTGCGATTAGAACGTTATGTGCAGGAATTCTTAAAACTTCTTTTGTAGACATTTTAAGCCAGGGCTGCATGATGTAGGACTCTATAACACCACCAGCGTAAGGCATCTTCATTGAATGTATCTCAACTGGCTCGGTAACTTCAATATACTTCTTATCTACCAGATCCATACACTCGTCTTCAGTAGAGACAATTAGATTCTCCCCGCTGGTTAATTTTAAAAACTTACAGTACATTTAGAGGTACCTTTACTAATTTGTAGTCAAAGTGCTCATCATTATAGGTCTTAATTCGTTCAATCATATGTAATAATGTATAATTCTTTCTTGCTTTCCAAGTCAGATCATCTCCAATATCATATAGATTACAATGTGTCTTTGCATCACCTTTTCTTAAACCTCTACCTACCGATTGTAAATTTCTAATTCTAGACTTAGTTGGTGATGCAAATATAATATTGTGAAGGTTTCTAATATTTATGCCAGTAGAAAATGTACCGTATGAGGCAACAATAATAGCATCGTTTTCTTGTTCTGTAATACGTCTAATATCTTCTCTATCAGCTGTCTCTGTACCGCCAAAGACAAAGAATACTTTTCTATCTCCAGCCTTTGCTTTTATCAAGTCAAAAAGAATAGAGCCATGCTTTTCTACATACTGAAATAGTACCAGAGAATTACCTTTTTGATTTAAAGCTAGATTACGAATAAATTTATTTCTAGGCTCGTACCCACAAAGAAAGTCCATCTCATCAGGGTACTTATTATCTTTGCATGCCTTCTTTACATCATCGGGGTACTGAAGTACCAGGCCAAATATCTTTAACTCAGCCAACTGATCATTATCCATCAATTGTTTTGTAGATGTTACCTTATAAACAGAACCAAATAAGCCTTCTAGTACCAGTTTATGAGTCTTAGTTCCATCTAATGTACCTGTAGTACCTATACGATAAGGCGTATTAACCATCTTATGCATGATACCAGTTAATGACTTTGCCTTAAAGGTATGAGCCTCATCACCGTATACTACCTGATAGTTCTCAAAAAACTTCTTAGGTAGTTCGTAAATCGATTGCCAAGTAGATATAACTATTGGTAGGAGATTTTCTTTAGAATGCCCTGAATATATACGTGAGCAAGATTCTGATACTTTCCATCCGTTGTTTTGAGAGTAAGACTGGAAATCTGCGTACATTTGCTCGACCAAAGAGGTCGTAGGGACCAGGATAAGCTGTCGCCTTCCAAACTTTTCATTCCAACGGAGTAGACAGTAGATGATGAGAGACTTACCGGAACCTGTTGGGGACAGAAGAAGGCGTCTTCCATCGGTAATTGCTCTATAAACCGCATCGAGTTGATAATCTCTGATGGACTCGCCACCGGGCAATGATAGGTTAAGCTCATTAATAAAATCTTTCAGTATTTCAATGGTTATAGAATCCGACTGATCAATATACTCACTGTAATCAATTGTATAGTTATTGACTTCAGCAAAATGCTCTAGATAAGTTTTTAAACCAACATATAACTCTTTAGTAAACATGGAGAAGAGTCTAATCTTCCCATCCCATAACTTGTTACGAAATAAAGGATGAAATTTAGCTCCTGGAGCATCAAAAGAAAAATGATCAACCAACTCCTGTGCAATACTAGGATCTGATTGAACTGTTAAGTATACATTATTTTTCTTTTTGATTGCTATATCGGCCATTACATCATACCGTTAGTAAACTTAGCCCATTCAATACCCGATTTAATATCCCAGGTACGTGAATTAAGTGATCTGATTATTTGTTCTAGAGTATAGATAGTTGTCTTGAAGTATTCTATCTTATCTTGCAACTCTACAAGAGTTTGATCACATTCAAGCAACTCATCCATCTCATTCTTTAATGGCTTGTTACCCTGGTACTGTGACCAACCCTCGTCTTCTAATTCCTGCTTAGTCATTTCTCCTCTAAAGTATTTGTACTTTAGACGTCTGGTGTTAAGGTAGTCAGACTCAGCCTTACGTAGCTGGAGCTTGGTCTTAGATAAGACTGTAATATATTTGGCATGGAGGATAGGAACCCGGGCAGCTTCGTGCCCAAGGTTCGTTTCATTAATAGGAGCATCCTTAGTCCACTCCTCCGTCAATTCACTTAATTTCATAATGTAGTTATATGATCTTTATTCCGGAAGATCTAAAGTTACAACTTCTTGTCTCTTCTCTTCTGGCTTAGGTCCAAAGCTGATAATAGCTTCTGGGTTACCCTGGAAGCAGAAGTGACCGTAGTGGTTAAGAGAGATGGATGGGTCAAGCCAAATATCACCACCAAGTTCTTGCCAGCGACGGCAGAACGTATAGTCTTCTGACAAATAGCGACGATCAACTGGGTCAATCATAGTATCGAACAATGCGTAGAAATGATCTTTCAAATCTGCATTATTAATATTAACATCATTGTTGTACTTAAGTTCAGGGTATGCTTTAATCATCTTAAGAATAGCTTCACGGCTAATCATCATGAAACCTGTACCAGCATCATGCAATTTAATTAAACCGTTCTCAACACCAACCGTCTTAGTTTCCTTATCAACAAACTTAAAGTTAACAGCGTAGTCAGAACCAAAAGCTGCAATATCTCTATCACTTAATTGCTTTTCTTTGTTAGATGGATCAGCAAGATTAGCCTTGATGCGATCCCAAGCAACACCTTTCTTAGGATATGCACCCACTACAACATCTTTCTTGTGCGCGTACAGCTTCAAGACGTCTTCTGTCTGGAACTCGATATCAGCATCAATGAACAGCAAGTGTGTGTAGTCAGATGCAAGGAAGTATGCTACCAATACATTACGTGCACGAGTAACTAAGGACTCATTAGCAATAGTACCAAAGGCGAGAGGGATTTGATGACCGTTAAAGAATGTCATCATCTTGATCACCGAGCGAAAGTACGGCTCGTTCAGCTGACCCCCATAGCATGGGGTAGCGATAAAGAATTTATTTTTACGAATCTCTTCAACAGAAAGTTGAACTTGCTTAGTTGCCATAATTTAGCTCCAAAAAAGAATTATAATACTTCAATATCAAATAGTTTATATTTAAAAGAAGCGATGCCTACGAAATAATCAACCGAGGACGAGGTAATATCAAAATCAAGAGCTTCTACAGAGACTGGGAAGGCATCTTTAAAATTAATATTAGTCTTCGGTACGTTGTTACTATCCAATATAGTTAAAGTTGCATCTGAGTAAGCTACCGCTGCCGGGGCCCCGCGAGCATCTTTAACAAAAGGAAACCTATTTAACCGTTCTCCAGTAAAATTTCTATATTGATTATAGTCGTTTGGAAAGCCAAGTGCAACTAACCATTCGTATAATTCAATGTAATTTGACATGTCTTCGGTAATTAAAAACCGAATTGTAAAGTCTCCAAATAAATTCTTATCACCTACAACAGGTATATCTAAAAATGGTGATGGTTGAGTGGCAAAACCCAGAGCCAAAGAGGGAAGATTCGCCGATTGACATGTAAATGCAACACTTGGTAAATTTTTAATAGAAAACCTAAAAGCGTTAGGTCTGAGAAAATTAGCAACTGGAGTAGTCGTTATACTACTAACGTCACTTAATATTGTTGAAAGATTAGCTGTAAACATTATAAGTTCCTTTACAATATTTATAAACAAAAAAAGGGAGCTTTTTAGGCTCCCTTTTAACCCGTTACCGGGATCCGTTCTTATCGACGGCTTTAGATTACATCAAGTTTGTAACCTTAGTACGACGATAGTATTGGTTACGGTTAGCTGTAAAGGTCGATGCATCAGCAGCGCCAGAAGCAGAAGTTGTAACGTATGGGTTAGCAATCATACCATAACGGGTCTTGAAACCAATCTTTGGCTGGAAGCTGTTAGGATCAACTGCGCGAACCATTTGCAATGGAACGTAAGGGCAGTAGAAAATACCTGCGTCGTAAGGTGATGTACCTTTGTAACCAACAACGTAGAACTGGTTAGCAGAACCGAGGTTGGCAGAATATGGATCAACATAAACTTTGAAGCGACCGTTCAACACACCAGCGAATGTGTTACCGGTGTCATCAACGTTCAAGTTAGTTGACAATGCAGGAGCGTAATCCAACACACCGGCCATGGCCAATGCAGAAGCTACGTCAGCAGAGCAAACGATGAAATTACCTTTACCGCGACGTGTGTCTTGGCCAATGTGGTTAGCGTCACGCTCGATGTTGAACAACAAGCCTTTGAAGCGCTCAACAGACCAACGACCGTTAGAGTCGACGTCTAGGTTGAATGTACCGGCAGTAGCAGTAGCAGGTGAACCTGGCTTAGCAACTGTATAGATGGTACGAACAACTTCGCGGTTAATTTCAAACATAATTTCTTGTGAAAGAATGTTTGACAATTCGCTTTCAGCGTCAAGACCGTGAACTGCTTTCAAGTCTTGAGCCAATTCAAGAGTGTATTCAGCTTTCAGAGCACGTGAAGTGGCTGTAACTGTAGTCTTGTCAATTGAGAAGCCCATTTGACCGAATGCATTAGTAGATGCATCACCCAAGGCTTCAGCCTGAGCAGTTGAACCACCGCGAGCGGTAGAGTAGCCAGAAGCAGTAGGATCTGAACCACCAGCCTGAGTACCACTGAAAGGCGTACCAGAAGAGCTTAGAGCAGATGTGTATGAAGAAGCAGAGAATTCTGTGTTTGCTTCATTGAACAACGCTTCAGTACCGTTTGCAACAGTACGTGTGTTACCGTATACGGAACGCATAGCGAAGATCAAGCCTGTTGGGCCAGTCATAGGCTGAACGCCGCAGATGTCATAAGCCATCAAGTTAGGCATTGCACGGCGTACGAGACCGATCATGATCGGGTCATACTTAGCAACACCAGCAGTACCGTCGCCAATGTTGTTAGCAGGAGCCAACTCATTCAGCATTGAACGCTCTTCTTGAAGAGCTTTCTCTTGGTTTTCTAGAAGAATGGCTGTAACAGTCTTCTTGTAGTTGTCTTTGATCTCAGGAAGATCGGCGTGCTCAAGAATGGCACCCCACTTCTTTTGAATATTTTCTGATAGGTACATTACCTGTTCTCCTTTTGTTGGGAAATGTTATATATTTATAATTTAACGTGTCTTGATACTTCTCGAGAGAGTATCTACGTATCTGGACATCATGCTATTGGTATCGATGAATGCAGTAGGGTTGGTACCACTTTCTTCAACGAGCATCTTTTCTGGAGATTGCTTAGGTGTCTTAGGGAAATAGTTTTCCTTAATAACAGATACTTTCTCGCGATACAGATCCTCAGAATCAAAGTCTACACCCTCAACCAATTTCTTAAGCTTTTCAGCCTCAGTTGCGGCAAGATCTTTTGTTTGCTCATCAAGGATAGAGGCTGCCTTAAGGGCATTCAATTCCTTAGCTAGCTCAATGCTTTCAGTAATAGATGCATCTAATTCAGACTGAAGAGCTTCAGTCTTAGTTTGCAATTCATCTAGAACGTTGTATTTTTCTTCCGGCACTTCGATAAAGTGCTCTTTGAACAATGTCTTCATGCCTTGGATAAAGTCTTCAGCAATCTCAGTTCTCAAGCCGGACTCTATTGCCAACTCGTTCTCTTCCATGTACTGTTCTACAACATAGTTCAAATAACCATCAACCTTCTCAACGAGAGCTTCTTTGAACTCTACCAATTGAGAGGCTGTTTGCTCTTCCAACTTAGAAGTAACCTTCTCCATCTCGTTATTAACACGAGCGATAACGGCGGCTTCGAAAATAGAAGTAGCTTTTGTTTTGAATTCTTCAGAGAGGTCTTCTCCAAAGATGGAGTCTAGTTGAATTTTAATGTCAACTGTTTCCTCTTCAGTAATAGTATTACCTTCATCTTCTGTCTCTTCCATTGCTTGAGTCTTAACAGACTTAGCATCACCCTTCATGGGCAAAGGATTCGTTTCTTTAGTAGCCTTAGCAGCAGCACTGTTTTTACCTGTTGCATCTAACACTTCCTCAGAATCGGCCTTCTTAGAAGACCCCTGCATAGGAGGGGTTGTATCGCCTTGGCCTGAACCTTGACCGGCTTTCGAAGTATCCTTTGCAGTATTTACAGTTGGCTTACCATCTGCTACTACTGTCTCATGGTTTTCTTCTGTCAATTGCTCAGTTCCGTTTGCACGGCTTAGCAATTGTTTAATTTTGTTCTCTACTGACATCCTTGGTCTCCTAAGAGTATGTTTAACGTTTATATTTATATAAATTAATTACTTGATAGATCGTAAGAACTGTTCAAATACTTGTAATTTCACTTTATTTAGGTCTGCTTTAGATGCCTTCCTAATAGTATTCTGTGCCTGTTCAATCTGTACTGCTTTCCAAACACCGTTTTCTAGAATCCATTCAGCTGATTCCATAATACCCTGTACAAAGGCGTCAGGCGCAGAAGGATCGGCTACAATATCAACCGTAGCTAAATGAAAGTCATCTTGAACTTCATTAACCCCTTCTTTATTCATTCTAACAGATCCAAGACCTCTAGATGAAACGCCTAGTCTAACACCTTCTTCGATAAAGTTCTTAGCAATCTTACCCATTGGGGTATCTAAGATTTTTGCTTTACCGTAAATATCATTTCCTTCAAACTTAAGCCCGGTAATCATATGGGATACCTGGTTAAGATTAATAGAAGGGTTAGGAGGATGGCCTAGTTCGCCTAATGAACGTTTTTCATTAATAAGTTCTTGGTATTTTTGAACTTCACGTTCCATAATACCTCTACCATAGATACGCCCATTGCGGTTTGGTTTCTCTGCTTGCATGAAGATACCTTCGATGTAAACAGATTTTGAACCGTCTTCTTTTTTTTCTGTCAGGAATTTTACATCCTGATTCATTTCTGTAATGAGTTTCATTAGCGATCCCTATCCTCTAAAATTTGACGATCAGGATCATTAAAGCCTGAACCCTTAGTAAACTGTACTACGATTGAACTATTACCCGTACCAGTTTGAATAGTAACGTTAGCGTGAGCTTGTTCGTCCAATACAACACCTAAGTCTCTAGAAAAACTGATTGTGCCTTGACCTGCACTCATCGTAAATACAATGTTACCATTTCTAACAATTTGTGCCGATGTAGATACATCGTAAGTAATATCAGAGATAGTCCAGAACAAGTTACCTGCTGTTGTAAGCGGAATAGATTGATCTGCATATTTAATATCAGTATAAGTAATGATTGCAGAGTTAGCATCATTGGCTACGACCTTGGCTGCAGCCTGTCGTCTGGTATTTTTTAAAATATATTTGAAAATTGCCATTTTTACTCTTCTTTATTTGATTGCATGTAATCTCTGACAGTACTCATGTAATCAGCACTCAAAGTAATTTTACTCTGAACCCATTCAGCAATGTTAGTTTCATCTTCAAGCATATCGTGAACGGTTTGTGCATTAGCAATAATGGCTCTCAATTGAGACTTAGCCATATCACCTTCATAGTCATACTCTCTAGGATCCTGTTCTTCAGCCACTCTCTTAGCTGTCTTAGTTGCAATAGCCATCTTCATACCCATGGGCATACCCGGGTTTTCTCTTTTAATAGCCTTAGCAACCTCTTCCCGCTTCTTCATTTCAGCAGGGGTAAGAGTTTTCTCGTCTAACTTATTCCTCAGATGGAACAGATTCATCTTCTATTTCCTTGGTGTAAATAGACTGAGCTAGCTCAATCTTTCTTGCATCTAAAGCATCAGTTAATTTATTTGAAAGGGCTGACTCAAAGCCATCCTTTGCATCTGTATTGTTACCGTCGATGATATCATCAATCATCTTGTTAATAATTTCTGTTGTATCCACAATGTGCTCCTAATGATATATTATTTATTGGTCTGGAGAGGCGTTAGTCTCGCGACTTAAGGCGGCTGCTTGATCAGAACCTGGCATGCCGGGTTGAATCTCAACCGGGTCAGTTTCATTTTCTTTTTCTATCTGCTTAATTTCGTCATCAGATAACTTAAGAATGTTCTTACGAATATAAGTCTTACTGTAGTAGATACCAACATAAGGTGACATCTGATTAAGAACGTCTACGCGGTTACGAAGATTCTCTGCATTCTTCATTTCCTGGTAATACTGATCCTGGGCATACTTATAGTCAATCTTTGACTTAATAGACGACCAATCTTCCGGTGTAATGATACCCTTCAATACCAATTGTGTCTCTAAAAGATCATCAAACAATGCGTTAAACTTCCTACGCAGTCTACTGATAAACTTTGCAAACTTAATCTCATCATTAGAGATCTCTGCTTGTCTTCCAAAATTAAATCCTGAGTTCTGTTGGAATCTAGACAACGGAATGTTCAATGACTGATATACTTTATTCTGGAAGTACTCAATGTCAGCAATTTGTCCTAGATTTTCTCCACCAGGTAGAGTGGTAATCTCTGTACCACGACCACCTTCACGTCTTGGTAACCAGAAATCTTCTAGCATAGTCATAAACTTACGATCGTCTTTGATCTCACCTGTGGTAGAATCATAGATAATCTTATTACGGTACCGGGCCATGATATCTTTCATGTACTGCTCGGCTTTTAACTTAGGCAAATTACCTACGTCAATATAGAAAATTCTTCTCTCCGGTGCTCTACTCAATCGGTAGATAACCAAAGAGTCAGCCATCATCTTCAACTGGTTGGTTGGCTTGATAGCTTTATTAAGATAACCTAATACCACGTTTCTATCTAGATCTAAAAGACCAGATGGAACAAATGTAATGGTATCTGTTGCAATTTTAATACCGTTATTGTTATTAGGATTAGTTCCAGCAGTATAATTCAAGCCTTTTTCGTTATAGATAAAAAACTCATCTATTGACTTAATAACTTCAACCCCTGAAGGTAACTTATCTTTTTTAACTTCTCGTACTTTTCTAATCTTACGAGGATCAACGTATCTTAGTTCCTGAATACCTTGCTTGGTATTGGCAGGATTAATAACTTTTTGATAGTACAAACGACCGTCAATGTACCAACGTCTAAAGATGTCGTGTGCTTTGTCTTTAAAATCCAACAAAGAAACAACTTCGTTAAACTCATCACGAATTTTATTCTTTATACTATCAGAAAGCTCCAGCTTCTCTAGATCTAAAGAGACTGGATCTTCACTGTCCACAGCAGCAATTGCTTCTGTGACGATTTCTTCAATGGCATTATCCACATCAGGGTAAGTAGAGATGTCTCGATAACGAGAAATTAACTCACTCTCCGAGCGAGCCGAAGCATCAATATCAACGTACGTGCCGAAATACCCCCCGGCCGAAACCGTAGAGGTACCGTCTTCGGAAACCGGAGTTATAAAAGATTGACTCTTTAACTCCGATTGCCTATCTTCACGACCAATTGTAAAACCAAATAGATTAATTGCCATTATGTAATTTCAAAGATTAACGATTAAAGATGCCACCAAAGTTCACAATACTACCTAACGGGTTGTTAGATGTTGTGAAGTGCTGATACTGGAAGGTAACAGTGAATGATGAGATCTGATCGTTAGCACCAAAGTCTAGTGCAACAGGGGATAGATCAACTGGGAATGCATTAGCAATATTATATTCCTTCAATGCATTACCATTACGGTCTAGTTGATAGACCTGTAGATCGCGTTGGTATTCAGAAGGCTGGAGGCGGCCAAATTTAGCTGCATAGTCTTCCATACCTCCCATCCATTGTTCAACTGCGTTTCTAATCGACATATCAGAGTCGTTAAGAACAGTAATTGTCCAAGGAGCGAATGTACGATCGCCAACAAATTTAACTTCACGACCACGGTACTGAACGATGGCAGGGTTAACTGTTTGACCAGGTAACTCAGCAACCGATACCAAGAACGGCGCTCTAGCAACTGCTAGGGACTGTCCTGTTACGTAGGTTGGGAAGGAAAGTTGAACGGCGAACTGATTAGGACGTGCACCACCGTTAGTTAGTGCGGATTTAAAACGTTCTACGTTGAATGTTGTCATTTTTACTCTCCTTTATTAAGCGCCGACTTCTTCGAAAGAAATGCCAGAGCGGGTTGCAACAAAGTTGAGCTGAATGAAGTTAATCGCACGAGCTGGCTTGATAAAGATATCTGCAACAAAGTTGTTGCTATCAATAACTTGGGCTGTGTTATTAGATTCATCACAAACTACTTTAAAGTCTGTAATACCACGACGACCTTGAACATCTCTTAAGAACGGTTCGACAAGATTTCTGAATTGAGCTCTTGTGAACGGATCGTTAAATTCGAACAACTGGAACTTGGCTGCTGTTGAAATTGCTTTTTCAAGCACGATAAACAATCTACGAACGTTGATACGATCGAATGCAGATGGCTTGGCTAACAATGTCTTATCGCCAAACATTACTGTACCGTTACCAGGGAATGTAACGATAGGGTTAACACCCTTTTTGTACAATGTGTCACGGTCGGTTGCTGTTGGAGAGTAAGCAAGCTTAACAACGTTCTTAACTTGACCGCGGTTGAAACCAGCAGGTGAGAACCATGGGTCAGCAACGAAGTCTGTGCGTACTGCAAGACCAGCTGTATCACCATTCAATGGTACCCAGCGGTACACATCGTTGTAGCGGTCGTACTGATATTTCCAACCAGAATCCAAGACAGCGTAAGAGCTAGATGTCAGAGTCTCGCGGAATCCAACAACGGCTGCTGCTTCCCCGCCAACGTTATTAACAACATCAGACTGCTCTGGAGATGCAAATACGATACAATCTTTTCTTGCTTCTGCAACGCTTGTGATTGCATAGTTAATGACTGTAGCAGATGCAGCGCCTAGAGGTAACAAGGAGATATCGTATCTCTCATCGTTAGCAAAGACTGAAAGTGCAGTTGTAATGTTACCGTCTGCAGGTGAATCACTAGATACACCACCAGTCAGAGACACAGTCACGTTAGATGTCAAGTTAGCAAACAAGGAAGCGTTAGCAGCGTTACCCCAGGCAGTACCTGATGCAGTAACGTTAGCTGTATGGCCCATCCAGTATATGTACTTGGATTGTGCGTTAACGACATCTTTGTAATATGCAGATGTTCCGTCTGCTCTCTTAGCATCAGATGCTTTAGAGGCAAAAGAGAACTTCTCTAGAATAGTACCGACAGCGCCAGTAAATAAACCATCTTCGTCAATAACAGCAACGTGAAGTTCATCGTGTGAACCACCTTTGTTAGTGACGTACTCAGAAGTGCTAGGGGCAGCATCAAAGTTAGTAGCATAAGTCCATGTAGAAAATACATTACCGTCTGCAATGGAAACCTTTAATGAGTTTCCAAGTACACCAGGGTACTTGGCTGTCCATTCACCTTGACTACTACCTGAGCCATCGGCATAAGTAGCATCATAGTGCTCGTCGTTTCTAATAATAACTGCGGTCGCTGAAGCGTTTGCTTTAGCGTTTCTTGCGGTTGCCTCATTCACAACGCGGATAACCTGCAAGTTATTACCATAGGATAAGAAGTTTGCAGCTGTGTAGAAAGATTTGTATGTATCGCTGTTAGGCTTACCAAATTGATCTACAAGGTTGTTTTCTGAATCTATAGTCGTTACTTGACGAACGGGTCCCCATTGGAAGGCGCCAGCAAAGCCGCCGGCCGTTGTAGCAACAGAAGGAACGACCGACGTTAGGTCTTTCTCTGATACTAGAACTCCTGGTGAAAGCTGAAATGCCATCTTTTATTCTCCTTAATAATGTTATTCTGTCATAACAAATTTTATACCAGTATATTTATAAATATCGAACTTTGACTATTACCAATTACGTTCTTTAATAAAGTCAGAATAGTCCTTCTGATATTTGTCATTTAGCCAAACATCACCACCTATCACCTCTACCTCAGGTTCATCAAATCTACCATTATCTATAAAACCAAACGGGGTCAGTTCATCCTCTATATTCTTCATTTGCGAGCTATAGAGGGCTTCTCTATTACTTGCACTCATTAAATCTTTAAACATCGGGTCATTTGTAGCCCATGAAAAAAGAACTAAAGTCATTGTCAAATCATCATTGTAACCTTCATCGGCCTGAAATACACCGTTGTGTTCAATGAATGTTGAAAATTCTGATATAATGTCTCTATCAAAAACCAGTAGTTTATTTTCTTCTACCAAAGATTTTAAAGTTGCACACCCTATGCGCTTAACTTGTTTTGTTGTTCTTACACCTAGAATAGAACTTCTTCCAGAACTAGATAGAACTTGTCCGTACCTGGCATCGGAACCGACCCAGATCATATTCTCATACTCTAAGTCATTATGAATAATATCAGCAACCTGTTGGCCAATATCATTAATCTCAACCAGGATGTATGCACTGTTATAGTCCTTAGATACCTTGTGAATTACTGTAGGGTATAATAAAGGACTAATTTTATTGTTTCTATATTTAGCTACAACTTTATAAGGGTATTC